TGAGCGTACTCGTCCAGTAGGCACAGTGCTTTCTTCATAACGATTGCACCTGCGCTCTGTAAGAGAGTATTCAGTGCCGCGTGTTCTGACCGTACAGCGACCCTGCGTCCATCCAATCCAAGAACATAACCTCTTCCTGAAGCCACTCCAACTCGTTCTCGTAGTGTTCTAAGAGCAGGCGTATTTCGTAGGAACTTTTCCTTAAGTCGTTTACCATCTCTTGCACTTCCTCCGACAATACTTCCGATTTTCGCATCTCCTGCGCCGTAAAGGAAAGCGTAGATAAAAGTCTTTGCTTGGTTTCGAGTTTCAACGCCCGAAGCCAACTGGTTTGCCGTGTGAATATCTCCATTGAGAATTTCATTAGTGTAATCCTTATCGTTCATGTAGTGTGCAAGCATACGTAACTCTAAGCCGCTTGCGTCCATACCTACTAGCTTGTAGCCTGTAGGCACTGTCCAAACCTCTCTGCACTGTTTACCGTAGGGTGCGTTACCTGCCGGTACTTGAGCAACATTTGGTTTAGAGTGTGTCATACGTCCTGTAACTGCGCCGTTGGCATTGACGTAACCATGCACTCTACCGTTATCCTGAACTGCGTCCAACCAACTCTGTATCTGCGCGATGCGCTTTTGTACCATAAGGTACTCACCAATAAGCTCCGCTTCCGGTATACCCTTCACCTTGTTAAGAACGCTCTCATCAACGATTGGCTGTCCTTTCTCTGTAAAGGTCTCTGGTTTCCATCCGAAGTATTGTAGGTAACGACCTATCTGTTGTCGTGAGCCTAAATTAAACTCTGGGTAGTCCAGTCTGCTAAATGGTGCTACTGCTGTCGTCCACTGTTCGCCTAGAAATTTAAGCCCAACAACCGAGTACGTACCATCTTTCTTAACTTTGGGTGTAACTTCTTTGATAAATGTTGGTAGCGGTTTGAAATTCTCATGCACTTTGTCTTCAAGTTCATACTTCTTCTCCTTAAGTTCTGCTAATAATATAAAAGACTTCTCTTGGTCTAGTACCCATCCGTTCTTAATCTGCTTGCTAATAATCCTTTGTACTTCACCTTCAAGCACAATGCTTTGATTTCCAAAATTTGCAAGGTCAAGAAATAATCTATGGTACACCAGTTCATTAACTCTAACGTCTTGGCGGCAATACTCCACCATATCCTGAGAAAAATTATCCCAATCACTGTGTTCTCCTTTCGGTTGATTTAGTAACTGACCCCAGTTCTCCAATGAATGGCCGCCTTGTCGTGATGGCTCTGCCAGTCTGGACATAACTAACGTATCTGTTACTTTACACTTGCTGAAGTCTACGTCGAGTAGCTGTTCCAATACTGGAATATCATACCCGATGATGTTGTGACCAATGACCTCTAGCTCGTCCTGCTCTTTAATCCAGTCCTTGAAACAATGTAGGTCGTCTCCTGACCATGTTGTAAATTCACCCGACTGTATGTCGCAGGCCACGATACACCAAACCTTATCAGGGGTTAGGCCGTTCGCCTCAATGTCAAAGACTATCTGCTTCATCAGAACTCCACTTTACCCTCATCAACAGGGCAGGATGTTTCAATCATACGGCCTGACTCTTTATCGTAGTACAGGTAACAAGCCGCTCCTGTGAGTCCAACAAACCTGTTCTTCAGTACCCTGACACAGGTAGTGTTGCGTGTCTCTGGGTCTGCGTGTTGTTGGTCTCGCTCTAGTCCAATAACCATATCACTTAACTGTGCGATAGCCGCTGAACCTCGTAGCTCTCCTAAGCTAATCTTTCCTCCGTCCTCGTGCGCCTTCTGCCCTGATGGTCGTCTGAGGTGTGACACCAAGAATAACCCGACTCCTGTCTCCTGCACTATCTTACGCAGGTTGGTCATAATGCTGTCGATTGCCTTACGCTCGTCGCCGTTGCTCTGGTCGCTGACTACAATACTAAGGTGGTCGAGAATAATCCATTTACAGTCCAAGCCCTTAGCCATGTACCTGATGCGTCCTAGCAAGTCGTCCTCACTGGTACTACCGAAGTGGTCGAGCAAGTGTACCCTATCTAACCCGAATGTCTTCTCCCAGTAACCACGTTCCTCACCTTCCACCAGAGAGTTCCTAACGTCCGGTAGATGTAACTGCTTGTTGGCCTCGATAGACATAATGCCTAGCGTGGTCTTAGGTACGTCCTCTTCCAATGCTAGGATACCCACGTTGTCCTCGGTGTTCTTCAATAGGTAATGCTCTAGCTCTCGCATAATCTGAGACTTACCCATGCCCGACCCTGACGTTATCGTGACCAGTTCCCTCGGTCTGAATCCGTGTGTGAACTCATTCAAGCATTCCCATGGATAAGGGATAGACTTGATGTCCTTCTGTTCCTGTAGCAAGTCCCACGTATCCATTCCTGAGACAATACCGTCCGGTCTGTAGACCTTAGCGTCCCACCATGCCCTAGTGAACTCCTGTATCTTCTTGGCCTTGAGCATATCCCCTGCGTCCTTCAAGGGTAGCACTACGTTCTTAGCCTTGTTAGGCGTGAACAAGTTAAGCACTGACTGTGCCGCCTCCTGTCCTGCCTTGTCATTGTCGAAACATATCACTACGTTGTCGAACGACTCTAGCCATTCCAAGTTGGCCTTGATGTCCTTACTGGCTCCTGCCGCACCTGAGCGGATAGACACTACAGGCCACTTGCCGTCGAACATCTCACTGACTGCTAGTGCGTCTGCCTCTCCCTCGGTGATGGTAATGTACTTACCGCCTTCCCTGAATGCTTGCTGACCGAACAAGCCTACGTTATCGAAGTTCCCTGTCGCGTAGAATCCCTTGGTCTCTACCTGTCTAACCTTCGTCCCTGTCGGCTTGTTGTTGTCCTTATCATAGTACGGGTAGTGATGTTTGACAATTTGTCCTTCCGGTGAGAACTCCACAGTAACTCCAAACTTCTGCGCTATGCCCTGTGATATTCTCCTGTCAGGGATTGCCGCTATTACTCCTGTCATCTCAAATGCCCTTGTTGTCGGTGTACGTGGTGCAAAGTCTAGGGCAGTTCCGTTGCCCTTCTCGTAGTAGCCACAGCCTGCTGAAAAGCAGTGTGCGTGACCGTCGGAGTACCTTGCTAGATTGTTAGCAGAGCCACACTTGGGGCATGACTCGTGCTTCAAGAAGGTAGACTTCTCTGTCATTAAAAGTCCTCGTTATCGTCTGACTGCTCCGCTACTTCTAAGACCTTCACCTTGTTAAGGTATGTGCTAGTACCGTGTACTGGGTGAGGTGCGCCTTCCTGCCACAAGATGCGTACCTTAGAACCCCGCGGTACTCGGCCTTGGAATGCTGTGCCATCTGCGTTTAGGACACCAACCTCGAACTTGCTTGCAAACTTACGTTGTTTTGTGCCTTCGTACTCACGTAGTTTAACACCTGCACTTCCTAAGCTCTCAGCATCGCCTTCGTCCAAAGACAACACCAAAGAGTATTTACCTGTGGACTGTCCGTTGTACATCTCATGTTCTGTGAGATTCTCAAATGCTACTGTACCTTCTAAAACCTGACTCATATCTTTTACCTTTTGTTAGATTAATAAAATTACTACTTAAGTTTACCTTAGTTAGTTACCTTTAATTATTTATAAAAGAACATAACATAAGTATATTATATCATTAATTGTTACTAATGTCAAACCCTAATGCTTCTAAATCCAAACTTTCTTCTCCGTCTGCGTCTAATAGTCCTCCGTTCTCAAATGCTAATGCCGCGTTAGTTGAAATACTCATACAGTTATAGCAGAGGTCTAACGGCTTGTCCGTATTATAATCAGTTCTCTTTAACTCTGCTTCCGTCATAATAGCGTCACACGCTTTGCATCTGCTCATTTGTTATGCACTCCTATCGTGTCATAATGCACCTTGTTGAAGTCACTACGCGCCATCGTGTACAGGTCATGTCTGATATGCTGTCGCGCTATCTGTTGCATCTCAGCAACGCTCATTGCATAGAATAAGTACTCTTCAACCTCTGTGACCCTTACATGGTCGTCGTAGTCTATCCAATCGTTATCCTCATAGCCAATTAATTCTTCTTTAATCTTACTCATCGTCTAAAACCTCACTTGTACAATAAATTAAACCCAGTATAACGCCGGTTCCTAGTATAGCTAACATCACTCAGCCTCCGTCCATACGTTCCCTAGTGTAACAATAAAGAAGGGCAATAGCAATACCAATCCGTCGAAAGCCATTGTACTCAACTCTCCGTCCTTTACTGTCCACACTGGCCGACTCTCTACGCTCTCTATATCTAACCCTATGCCGAACCGAGGCTCTACGTTTAAAAACATACCTGCTATATTAAACTGCATCTTTAATTCTCCCGCTGTCGTCAATTAAATCCTTCACAAATACCCCGTCCACCATACGCCCTGTGCGGTACTTAATATCGTTATAGGCGTGATACATACACTCAAACAGCGTGAGGTTGTTTCTGTGGGCGATATTAACAAGTACTACCAGTATATCCCCTATATCATCAATCGGCGTTAAATCGCCATTTAGGGACAATCTAAGCTCTTCTACCTCTTCAACTAGCTTGCTGAACTGTGCAATGTCCGTGCTACCATCAATTAGGTTCCGTGCTTTGTGCCAGTCCAGAATTTTATCTTCAATATTCATTATTACCGCCATTTTTAATCTTCCTCTCTGTAGTTTACTTCAATTTTTAAGTTATCGATTATCTGCTGTAGTTCTGTCAGGCTCTGACCTAATCCCTCTATAGTTTCCGCTAGTAGGTCATTTTCTGCCGTGTTATCTGTAATCATTTTTCCACCTTCTCATGGTATTTTAATTCATCGTGTAAATATTGAACCGCATATAGCTCAATGTCATCCGGTATAAAGCTATTATTCTCAAGCAGTATATCAGACATGAGCGTTACATTATACAGCAATGATGCGAACCTGTCGCGCCTGCCTTTGGCTGAATCGTCAACCGCATTCTCGTCTATCTCTACCTGCTCGTGGTCGTGCGCTAGTTCGTCCTCACTTACTCTGCATCTGGTCATTATAAATCCGCCCATAGTTGGTTAAAATGCTTTTGATTGTCTAAGCGTAAACGCTCCAGACGTTCGACCAGTGTATCAGAATGCTTTGACTCTGTAAATATAATCTGTGTCACTAAATAATCATGCTCTTTTTTAAACTCTGTATATGTCATACCTTGTAAACCTCTTCTTTATTTTTTCCGAAACTAGATTGCCTTAAATAATCATGTAATTTTATTGGGACAAGCGTCCACTCTATAAAATCCTTGTCTGTGTAGCTGTGCCCGTAAACATACTCACTTATATGGTTATCCTCTCCTAAAATACCTAAGTTTGCCGTGTGTATATCCTTATCAGCACCGGCAAATAATAACTCTGTATGGTATTCGTCGGCTATCGCCTCTCGGCCTTTGTATTTTATCTTAGGGACTGGGGCCAAGCCTTCTTTTGTCGCCTTTTCCCATGCTCCCTCTTCTAATAGTGGTCTAATTGTACGCATACCCTCTAAAACCTCTTGTAGTCAATTCTAAGCCATTCTAAGGGGTTACCCTATGCAACCCCACCTGTTACCCATTAAACCGCTGTAATCGCCCTTATTCCCAAAGTAAACACCGCGATTACTAAACTACCCGCGACAAATCCGCCCGCGAATAACAGCACTAATTCCAATAATCGTTTGTATTTGTTCATTATATAGCCTCCAATTAACTGTTTAACCATTCATCATAGGTTTTTAACGGTTTTCCGGTGGTGAAGTCTAAGCCGTTACCATCATTCGCACAAGATAGGTATATTTGATATTCGCTATCGTTATCGCCGCGCGCCTGTGTTTGCCAGTCTTGATTATATTCAAGTTTCACTGTAGAACCTCCAATTAAAATAACATTATATAAACAAGCGCGGCATAAAATACCTTAGCCATTACCGCCGCGCCTAGGATTACCACCGACCAACCGAACACCTCAACCGATAGATTAATGCGCGCCTCTCGACGCGCTTTGAGTTTCAATTGTTTACGCTTTGCGCTATTCATACTATGCCGCCTCATCCTGCCAATCTAAAATTATATCAAATGCTTTTGCATCTAATCGCTGTAGCTCGCTATCCGTTAAATGCCCGACTTTATGCACTCGCTCGAATCCTTGCAATGCTCGGTTAATATCGCCTAGTGATTCGCACCGTTTAAGCCTCTCTATTGCTGATTTGTAATTGCTCATATTATGCCGCCTCTCTCTGTACAGCTTCAGCGCCTGCACTGTAAGCGCGAATAAAATTCATAGTCTCTCGGGCGGTGCCTCTGTAAGATATGTCAGACTGGCCGCCGCCGCTGTTAGCTAGTCGAACCAAAGTATAACCGCCATAAGCGCAATCTAACTGATAAGAACCGACCGCACCATCTTCAACGTTGAATTGCTTGTTTAACCACTCAATCTGCGCGTATAAATCTTTTTTTGTTACTCTATCCATTTTAATCACCTTTGTTTTAAGTTGTGTTAGTTGTTTTGAGTATACCGGCGATTATATATCACCGGCATAGTTAATGCAACTATCTGTGTTTAACGTTTGTCTTAAAAGCCTAACAGCTCTAACAGGTCGTCCTTTTCTTCTTGCTCTTGCTCAACATCTTGCTCAGCAATAGTTGCGTCTATCTCTTCAGTAGTCATGTAATTCTTTTCGCTTTGGTTTTGCATAATATCACCTCAATTGGTTGCCCCTTGCGGGGCATTTGGTTTGTTATAGTGCGGCTCTAATTGCTTTGAGAGTCGCTTCGCTTCGCTTGTTAGCACCGCGAACCATTGAGTCAATAGCGCGGTAGTTACCGTTGTTAGCGTGTAGGATTGCCAGTTTAACGTTGCGCTGGTCAATCTTGCTTAGCTTGTTGATTAAGTCTGTCATAGTGTGTCGCCTTGTTTGTTTGTGTGTTTGTTGTCTTGATGGGTTCATTATATAGCGTTGCAATATATTGTCAACAATTATTTTAATTTATTTTAAATTAATTTATAAACCCTAGATATAAGGAGCGGGCGCGCGCGAATACCACAGACAGGCAACCCGTGTCAACTATTAGCGTGACCAATCCCTCTTAAGTAGTCACAGGTATTGGTTGCAGTGTAGA